GCCGGCCGTGGCCAGCGCCGTGATGCGCGAGGGCCGGGCCCTGCAGGAGCAGGGCCACAGCGAGGGCAATACGACGCATGATCACAGGATGCAACAGGCGGCGGCGATCAGCTCGGCCTTGCGCGCCTTGCGGCGGATGCCGGTGATAGCGCGCAGCTCGCGCACGGTCAGCTGTTCCATCTCAGCCGCGATGCTGGCCAGTGGGTGCAGCGCAGCAGGTGATACCGGCGGGCGCTTCACCAGCGCAGCAGCGAGGCGATCATTCAACTGATGCAGCCACTCGCCGAAGCAGTAGCCGGCAGCATAGACAGCCACCAGTACAGCAGCAACAGCACGCGCTGCCTGGTGCAGCTGCGGGCCGTGGTCAGTGGTCAGGATGGTCTTCATGGTTCTAGGTGGTGATGGGTGAGTCAATGCCCCGGTTGCCCGGGGCGGTTCCCTCAGACGAACCACTCCTCGAGCATGGCGGCCTCGTTGCGCATCTCAGCGGCGAGGGCCTCCAGGCGCTCGATTGAGCGTCCGTACGCCTCGAGCGCGGCGTCGATCTCCGCGAGGACCATCTCGGTCTCACGGCGATCCGCCTCGATCTCGGCGAGGAGGGCGCGGGTCTCGTCAGTCATGGTGATCTCCGGTGTGTGGTGAGTCCTGGCGGACTCAGTGGGGTGCCAGGGATCGGGGACCACCACCGGGATCGGGACTGACTGCCCGCTCGGCCGAAGCCGCTATTTCTAGGTGCTGGGGTCCTGCCCCCACGAGATCAACAATACACCATGGCGGTCCCTAGTCAACCGTCAGTCATAAATGTTCATGATTGCAGGCGGGCACAAAAAAGGGGGCCTCTCGGCCCCGGTAGTTCAGTCCTCCTCGATCATCTGATCGACCGTCTTGATGATCCGATCAGCGGCCTTGATCAGGCCATCCACTTCCTGGCGGAAGCGGCGATCGGATTCCTCAAGCGCGGCGATCAGCTCGGCGAGGGATTCGGACATCTTCATGTTTCTAGGTGCGGTGTTGCGCCGCCATCTCTGGCGACATGGAAACAATACCACCATGATCAACCCCCGTCAACCCCATGGCATCCTCCACCGATCGAGCCACACCAGCGATGCCACCAGCGGCCGCCACCGCATCCAGCCATTGCCGTTGCTCGGGGCGCAGCCGGCCTGTAGCGGTCTTTACCTCAATGCTGGTGAACACGGCGATGCGCTGCCCCACCATGTCCGGCGTGATCGTGCGCGTCGTCCAGCCGATCAGATCGCTGCTGCCCTTGGCAAGGCCAAACTGCACCGGCCGGCCGTTGGCATCGCGCAGGGTGCCGGTGTTGTTGCGATGCAGGCGCACCGGCCCCCTGGAGCACGCCAGGCGGATCTGCTGCTGGATGGTTTGCTCAGATGCCAAGTCTTAGCTGCTCAACCGGTGGCGGCAGCGTAACGGTTCCCCATTGATCGCCCATGGCGTCGGCCACGCCTTGATAGGTGCGGCTGCGGTTCCTCCATCGATCCTTGCCGCTCATCATCCACACCCGAGGCTCACGGCCATCAACCACCTGCGTCGGCTTGAGCATTGGCAGATTCTTGAGCCATAAGCATGTCGCCTTCGTCTCGCCATGGCCGAACTGCCACGGCTGAATGATCTGCTGGGGGCGGGTAATTGCGCTGCTGATCACACTGACCGGGTTCTCAATGCACCAGCGGTCAATCGGCGCTGCCATCAGCAGTCGCACGAAATCCAACGCTTCAGCTTGCTCGCGCTGTTTGCGATAGAAGTGCCGGCTACCGCTGACGGCAAGGTGTGTGCATGGCGGATGGGCGATCATCAGATCCCAGCCATCGCCTAGCACCTCCTCCACGGGTCGCTGCAGGTGCCAGCGTGGATCGCCTTCGCACTCCAGTAGATCACAGCTCCATGCGTCATGCCCGCGACTGCGGAAGGCATCGCGTACACGGGCGCTGTACTCACATGCGACCAGCACTCTCATAGCCCATGCCGCTTCGCCAGCCTTGCCTGATACACGCGCTCAGCCCAGCCTGGCCGATGCCCGCGTTGGCGGCCTAGCTCGCGCAGTGCCTCCAGCGTCTGCGCGCTGCCCTGCTCGCGCTTGCGTGCCCGTGCTGCCAGCTCCACCAGCTCACCCGGCACCGTGCGCAGCTCGCGCACCTCCGGCGCAAACTCATGGCCGCACTCGCCGCATACCCTGGCGACGCTAGCCATTGCGGCAAAACATTTCGGGCATACCTTGACCGATGGCGACGCCTCGCGGTTGCGCTTTTTGGCGCCGTCAAGCGTCCATTCGCGATCCTCTAGGTGATGGCCGAGTCGCAACGTGTTGCCGACGTGATCGAGCACCACGGCCACCTTGTCGCCGCTCGGGCGTAGGCATCGGCCGATCATCTGCAGATGCAGGCCCACAGATTGCGTCGGACGCAACAGGATGCAACCCCCGACGCTCGGCACGTCCACGCCTTCGCCAATCAATGCGCAGCTGGTGAGCACCTTCAAGTCACCGCTGCCCAGTCGGGCCAGCAGGTCGCGGCGTTGATTGCCGTCCATCGTCCCGTCAATACTGGCGGCAGCGATGCCGTGCCGCTTGAACAACTCCGCTACCGCTTCGGCATGAACCACTGAGCAGCAGAACGCAATCGCGGTCTGACCGCTCAAGTGTTGGCAATAGTGGCTGTAGCAGTCGCCGTGGATCTCAGTGACGCGCTGCTCCGCTTGCTTGGCGTCGAAGTCGCCCATCCGCTTGCGCAGGCCGGCGCCATTAAATCCAGGCGGCGCCAGCACCCGTGCATTGGCCAGGAAGCCCTGCTCCGTCAACCATGCCGCCGTTGGTCCTTGCACCATTGCCTCATAGCGCTCGCCGAGGCCGCGACCATCGCCTCTGATCGGTGTGGCCGTGACGCCCAGCAGGTGTGCGGATGCAAAATGCTCGACCACCTTTGACCATGTGCCGGCGGTGGTGTGATGCGCCTCATCGACCACGATCAGCTGCAGGAAATCACGCGGCAGCAGATGCAACCGCCGCGCAATAGTGCCGACACTTGCCACCTGCACCGCATGGCTCAAGTCCATGCTGCGCCCAGCCTGGATGCGACCATGCGGCACACCCATCACTTGCAGGCTGCGGCTGGCTTGATCCAACAGCTCCTGCCGATGCACCAAAATGCAAATGCGGTTGCCCTTGCGGGCGGCGGACTGCGCAATGTGGCTGAATACCACAGTCTTGCCGCCACCGGTCGGCAACACCGCCAGCACCCGTCTACGGCCCAGCTGGTACTGCAGGCGGATGTCGGTGATCAGCTGGGCTTGGTAGGGGCGGAGGTTCATCAGGCATCCACTCCTTGCAGCAGTGATCCAACGGTCAACTCGGCCTGCTGTAGAAACTTGGATGCCTGTTTTGCGTATTCAGGCTTCAACTCAATTCCGATGTACCGACGCTGCATCTTTACAGCTTGATAGCCAGTGCTGCCGATTCCGTTAAATGGATCCAGTACCAAGTCATTAGGGTTGCTGTAAAGAGTCAGGCATCGCTCGATCAAATCAAGAGGCATCGGGCAAATGTGTTTTTCGTCCTTGTCACCCTTGAATCGAGCATTAAGCACCTTGGTTTGCATGGTGTCCATCCACACTGGAGATGCCCACTGCTGCCATTGATCCAATGAGAACTCATCTCTGGTGTGAGTCACGGGCTCGCCGATGTTCTTGCCCTTTGAGTCTTTGCGCATTACGAGAATGTACTCAGGCATTCCCATTGCGCTAACGCGGCTGTTTTCTCTAATGTTCTTATACAGTAGTCGTTCATGCTTCGTTTTCTGCATTTCTCGCACTGGATCACGCCATACCGTCACCCTGGCACGCAGGCAAAAACCAGCTTGCCGATAATTTCGACTTGCTTCATCCGAAAACGGAAACAGTCCGCCTTCGCCAGTCTCGCTACTGTTCTGATAGAAAACAGTGTCCTTGACGTGATCGCAAATCACCGCGCCTGGCTTCAGTACTCGGTAAAGCTCCTTCGCCATGTACAAGTGATGAGTCAAGAACTCTTCATGCGACGCACTGTTGCCCATGTCGCGCTCGGAATCACTGTAGATGTATAACGAGCTGAACGGCGAGCTGAAAACAGCACAATCCACTGACTCGCTTGGCAGTCCAGCCAAAAGCTCTACGCAATCGGCGTTGTAGATTGCCCAGTTGTTGCCTTCGTAATCTGGTTTCATGGTTGCATAAATGCGGGAAGAATGACTTGAGGTGCGCGGGTGTATGCGCGACGCAATACTGCTTCTTGCTGATACTCCAGCATCGAAGCTGCCATTGCGCGTTTCATTCGCTGATGATCGGCGGCCTTACGTTGTACATTGCTCCAAATGGAAGATTCGGTGTCACTGATGATGACGTGACAATCAACCGCTTCTGATTGGCCATAACGCCATGCGCGACGCACTGCTTGGTAATGCTGCTCATAGCTATGGCTAACGCTTGAGAAAATGACAGTGTGAGCGTGCTGCCAATTCAAGCCAAGACCAGCCAACTTAGGCTTTGAGACAATCACACGGCGACGGCCAAACGTGAAATCATCTAGCGCCTCAATTTTTTGATCGGGACTCATTGAGCCATGAACCTCGATCGCATCTGGAATCAACTTAGTTAGAGCTGCGGATTCGGCGTTTGTTTCACACCAGACGATCACTGCGCCTTGCACTTCATTGGCAATCTCGGCAGCCTTGGCCACTCGATCGTCCATCGTCAAACGCTTTTCATGGTGCATTGTTGTTGCGCTACCATCTGGAATCCTGAATAGCATTCCAACTGGAACATCTTTTGTGATGTCAGCAGTGACGGTATGCACCTCGTAATTGAGAGGCGGCAAAACAAAACCGGAATCATCACCGCCCAAGTCAGACGGCAACGTAGCAGCCCTGGCCCAACTAGCGACCCATTGCCAAAATCCATCGTGCGCGTGACCCTTGAGCCGATAACCTCCCATGGTTGTCTGATCACTGATAAACCAACGAGATAGCATCTCTAGCCCTGGCATGATGCCTAGGAACTCGGCGTGCTGGCCAAGCTCCATGTGATCGTTTGGCGCTGGCGTGGCAGTGGCAGCAAGTCGATAAGGAGTTGCGCTGAACGCATCGCACAGCATTCGTTTAGTTGGGCCTGTAAAGGACTTGAGAATACTGCTTTCGTCAAGTACGACACCGCCAAAGATTGACGTATCAAGCTTTGGCAATCGCTCGTAGTTGGCAATATTGACGCCATGCCCCACGTCTGACTGCTCTCGCACGATTTGAGCATCAATGCCAATTGCTTGGCATTCGCGCTGCATCTGTCTTGCAACAGCCAGTGGCGTCAAGATCAGCGATGGCTTGCCGCTTGCTTGCGCAAACTCAGCAGCTGCCGCAGCTTCAACCCGCGACTTGCCCAGTCCGGTATCAAGGAATGCGGCAGATCTGCCTTTTGAGCAGGCAAATTCAAGCGTCGCCAATTGATGCTTGAACAAAGGCCATTGATTGCGCATGGAAAAGCCTTCACCGTTGGCGGCAACTGCTTTTGATGCAATGAATTGATGGTATCCGAGTAAATCGATGGCTGTGCTCATCCCCGATCCGGCAATGCGGGCAGTTGGGTCCATTTGGTTCCATTGCCGCTAAGCCACCATGCAGTGCCGTCGTCGGCTACGGCAGCAACCGAGTCGGCATCGAGCGCGATGCTCACGATGCGGCGGGGTTGCGGGGTGGGGGCGGGGGTGGGAGGCGGCCAGTCCATAGCTCCATACGGTGAACGATGCGACAGTAGCCGATCCGGCTACCATGCGCAAGCACCTTACCAGACCCATGCGCCTAGCTCACCCGATCCCCATACGCCTATCGCCGGATCTCCTGCAGCGCCTTGATGCCTGGCGTGGTGACACCATGTCACGCGCTACCGCTATCCGGCTGCTGCTCCTGCAGGCGTTGGATCGGTCGCAGGTATGAGCGGCACCATCGACGCAGCGCGGGGCCGCTGGCCGGACCTCCTGCAGCAGCTGGCGGGCATCACCCCTGAGCAGCTCATCGATCGTCACCAGCCCTGCCCGTTATGTGGCGGCACCGACCGTTACCGCTTCGACGACAAGGACGGCAGCGGTTCATGGTTCTGCAACCAATGCGGCGGTCGTGATCAGTCCGGTGGCGCCGGCTCCGGCATGGATCTCCTCATGCGTTCAACCGGTTGGTCGTATGCCGAGGCATGCCAGCGCATTGATGCCGCGCTAGGCGCCATCCCGGATCCGCCAACCGCAGGCGCTGAACACGTCTGGCCATACGGCAGCGGGTTCCTCGTCTGCCGCTTTCCCGGCAAACGGATCCGCCCGCTCTGGTGGGATGGCACCGCATGGCGCTGGAAGGCACCGCCAGAGCCTCGACCGCTGTACCGGCTTGATGCCCTACGCCAGCGGCCTGATGCACCGGTGTTGATCGTCGAAGGCGAGAAGACCGCCGATGCCGCGCAGCGGTTGTTTCCATCTGCCGTTGCTATCACCTGGCCTAGTGGTTGCAAGGCCATTGCCAAAGCCGATTGGTCGCCGCTTGCTGGGCGTCGTTGCGTCGTATGGCCTGATGCGGATGATGTCGGCATGGCAGCCATGGCCAAGCTGGCGCCACGTCTCCTCGCAGCAGGCGCCGCGCAGGTGCGGCTAGTTAAACCACCAGCGGATGTCCCAGCGGGTTGGGATCTCGCTGATGCCGACTGGTCACCAGAGCAGGCTGCGGCCTACCTGGTCGCCAATCGCTCCGCACCGCTTGAACAGGCGCAGCCATTAGCCGTAGCGGCAGAGCCCGTAGCTGATACCCCACGTCCGCAGCCGCGTGCGATACCGGACGATGCGCCATTTACCTGTCTCGGCTTCGACGCTGATGCCTATTACTACCAGCCCGGTAGCACCGGTCAGGTCATGCGTCTCGGTCGCTCAGCGCATACCGGTACCAACCTATGCGCCCTGGCGGAGGTGTCCTACTGGGAATCCATGTATCCCAACAAGACCGGCGTCAACTGGACATCAGCCGCCAGCAGTCTGTTCGCCAAGCAGGCCGCCGTTGGCGTCTACAGCCCCGATCGCATCCGTGGGCGTGGTGCATGGTGGGACAACAGCCGCGCCATCCTGCACCTCGGCGATCAGCTGATCATCAACGGTGCCACGCAGTCCGTCCGTGATGGCGTACCGGACAGTGATTACGTCTACCAGCGCCTCAGTCGTTTGCGTGGTGCCTGCGGTGCTACGCCGCTGTCCGATGCCGCTGCATTTGAGATCCTCGACATCGCCAGCCGCTTCCTATGGGAGGTGCCAGCCTCAGGGCTGCTACTGGCCGGCTGGGCGACGCTGGCGCCGATCTGCGGTGCATTGGACTGGCGACCGCACATCTGGCTGACCGCTGGCGCCGGTTCCGGCAAAAGCGAGGTGCTTAACCGCTTCATCGCGCCATTGCTCGGCGATCTCGGCTTGATCGTTGCCGGTAACACCACAGAGCCCGGCATCCGTCAGGCCCTACGTGCTGATGCGCGACCTGTGGTCTTCGACGAGGCCGAGAGCAATGAACGCGCTGATCAGCAGCGGATGCAGGCGGTCCTGGGTCTTGCCCGTGTCGCCAGCAGCGAGTCGCGGGCGCATACGCTCAAGGGTTCCCCAGAGGGTGACACGCAGCGTTACACCGTGCGCTCCATGTTCTGCATGTCATCCATTGCCACGGCGCTGAAGCAGGGCGCTGAC